GGTCATCGCAACGCCCGATCTTTTTCTAGCGTCAGGGCCCAGACGTGCTAAACCCTTGCGCCGCAAGGAGTTTTACACTATGCGCACATACCGATAGCCAAGTGAGTTTAGTGGGGAGTTAAGTTAACTCAAGGCTAGTTAACTCAGTGCTGATCACGTTTGCTGAGCTGGCAATGATCAAGGGCTGCACGAAGGCTGCAGTTACCCACGCCAGTAAGAGCAGGATTGCCGCTGCTGTGGTGGAGAAAGACGGCAAGCGATGGCTTGATCGTGATATGGCCTTGGAGTTGTGGAACAAAAACACCAAGGCCACACCCGGCAGCAAGGTGAGCCAGCCTGATCCTGTTGAGCCTCCACCACCTCGAGATCCTGCGGAGCTGAAGCGCAGCATCGACCAGTTGCCGGATGATGCCATCCCTGATCTCAACGAGAGCAGAGCCAGAAAGGAGCACTATCAGGCGGAGCTGGCCAAGCTGCAGGTATCGCAACAGCGGGGCGAGCTGGTGCCGGCTGAGCAGGTGAAGAAGGAAGCGTTTCAAATGGGCCGCGTGGTGCGTGAAGCGCTGGCCAACTTGGCCGATCGCCTCAGCCATGAACTTGCGGGCGTCAGCGATCCGGCGATCATCCACCAGGTGCTCACGCAGGAGCACCGCGCGGCGTTGATGGAGCTCTGCGATGAATAGATCTTGGACAGCAGGCTTCATCGAGGGACTACGGCCTGAGCAGCCGCTCACCGTGAGCGAGTGGGCTGATCGTTATCGCAAGCTCAGCAGCAAGGCCAGCGCAGAACCGGGCCCATGGCGCACCAGCCGCACGCCCTACCTGCGTGAACCCATGGATTGTCTGAGCAGCGACAGCCCTGTTCAGCGGGTAGTGATGATGTTCGCTGCGCAGACCGGCAAAACGGAGGCCGGCAGTAACTGGCTGGGCTATGTGATCGACCATGCCCCTGGTCCGATGTTGTGCGTTCAGCCAACGATCGAGATGGCAAAGCGCCTGAGCAAGCAGCGGCTCGAGAGCATGATCACCGACACGCCATGCCTGGCGGCAAAGATCGCGCCGGCCAGGAGCCGCGACTCTGGCAACACGATGTTCAGCAAGGAATTCAGCGGCGGGATCATGCTGATGGCCGGCGCCAACTCAGCTACAGGCCTGCGATCAGCGCCATGCCGTTACCTGTTCGCTGATGAGGTTGATGCATTCCCTGATGACGTGGATGGCGAGGGCAGCCCGCTGGCGTTGGCCGAGCGCAGAACCACCACCTTCGCCCGGCGCAAGATCCTGATCACCTCCACGCCAACGGTGAAGGACTTCAGCACAATCGAGGCTGAGTATCTGCGCAGCGATCAGCGGCGTTACTTCGTGCCGTGCCCCAGCTGCGGTGAAATGCAGTGGCTGAAGTGGGGCCAGCTGAAGTGGAAAGAGGCCAACCCAGAGACGGTGCTCTATGAGTGCGAGCGGTGCAAGGAGCGCTGGCCGGAACGGCACAAGCCCCAGCTGTTGGCTGATGGCCAGTGGCGTGCGACGGCCCCGGCCGGCAATGGCAAGACCGCTGGCTTCCATCTGAGTGGGCTCTACAGCCCCTTGGGCTGGTGCAGCTGGGAGCAGCTGGTGGATGACTTCCTACGGGCGAAGGGCGATGCGCCAGCGCTGAAGGCGTTCGTTAACACCAGGCTGGCCGAGACCTGGGAGGAGGACTACAGCGCGAAGGTGAACGCTGATGGCCTGATGGCCAAGCGGCTGGCCTACGAGCCAGGCACCTGCCCTGATGGCGTGGTGCTGCTGACTGCTGGCGTTGACGTGCAGGACAACCGCCTTGCTGTGAGCGTGTGGGGTTGGGGCGATGGCGAGACCGGCTGGCTGATCTGGCACCAGGAGCTGATGGGCGATCCAACCCAGACGGAGGTGTGGGGGCAGCTCGATCAGGTGCTGGCGTCTGAATGGTCAACCGCCAGCGGCAAGACGTTGAAGGTGCGGCAGATGGCGATCGACTCTGGCGGCCACTGCACCCACGAGGTGTACCGCTACGTGCGCGACAGAGTGGCCCAGGGCGTGGTGGCCATTAAGGGCAGCAGCAAGCGCAACAGCCCTGCAGTGGGCAAGGGCAGCAAGGTTGATGTGAACTGGCGCGGGAAGGTCATTAAGCGCGGCGTCACGCTCTACATGCTCGGCACCGACACGATCAAGACGACGCTGTTCGGCAGGCTGCGGCACAACGAAGCAGCAGGCAGCTTGAACTTCGGCATGGCAGCTGATGCTGAATACTTCCAGCAGCTGACCAGTGAACGTCAGTCGTTGCGTTATCACCGCGGGTTCCCGATCCGTGAATGGGTGAAGAAGGCAGGCGACCGGAACGAAGCTTTGGACTGCGCCGTTTATGGCTACGCGGCGATGTTGGTGTTCAGCCGAAAGATGAATAAGGCCACGATGTGGGGCCAGCTGAAGGCTGAGATGGAAGGTGAGAAGAAGCCGAAGCTAGGATCAAGGCAGAAGTCGCAGCCTGCGGCGTCAAGTTTTGTGAGCAGCTGGTGAGGCCGTGACGATTCCTGCCGAGATCCGAGCTGGCGACACGGTGAAGTGGCGGGATGATGCTGGCCGCGACAATCTCGGCAACTCGATCGACAGCAGCAACTGGTCGCTGACCTACTACCTGCGCACCAACACAGCAAGCGAAGGCGCAACAGTCACAGGCGTGGCCTATGGCCTGGGCTGGGAGTTCACCATCTCAGCCGCCACCAGCGCTGGCTTCGATGCCGGCACCTGGTATTGGCAATCAATAGCAGAGCAGGGCAGCGAAAAGCTGACCCTTGGTGCTGGCCAGCTCGAGGTGCTGGCGGCCCTTGAATACAGCGGCACCCCTGGTGCGTTTGATGGACGCACGCAGCTCGAGCAAGATCTCGACGCTGTGCAGGCTGCAATCCGCACCCTGATCAGCGGTGGCGCAGTCAAGCAATACAGCATTGCTGGCCGAAGCCTGACGAAGTACGAGCTGAAAGATCTGCTGGCCCTAGAAAGCCAGTTGAAAGCGCAGGTGAAGCGCGAGCAGGCTGCGCAGCTACAGGCCAACGGCCTAGGCAATCCCCACAATCTCTTCGTCCGCTTCTGATGGGCCTCCGAACGCAGCTGCTGAAAGCCCTTGGCTTCCGCCGACCGCGGCGGCGGATGTATGAAGGCGCTCGCGTCAGCAGGCTGACGAGCGACTGGATCGCCAATGGCACCAGCGCCGACGCTGAGATCAACGGCAGCCTGAAGCGCTTGCGCAACCGCAGCCGCCAGCTGGTGCGCGACAACGACTATGCGCGGCAGGCAGTTCGGGCAGTCAAAAACAACGTGATCGGCACCGGCGTGCGCCTGCAGGTACAGGTGCCGATGCAACGCGGTGCTGGCCGGCTCGATCACACGGTGAACGATGCGATCGAAAAAGCCTGGCGGATGTGGGGCCGAAAGGAGACCTGCAACACCGCGGGCCGGCTGTGTTTCAGTGACATCGAGCGGTTGGCCGTTGCCGCGATGTGCGAATCCGGTGAGGTGTTCATCAGGATCGTGCGGCGCCCGTTTGGCGGCGGCACCATCCCCTTCGCGCTGGATGTGATCGAGGCCGATCTGCTCGATGATGAATACACCGGCGTGAGCACGCTGCCGGGCAACGAATGGCGCATGGGCATAGAGCTTGACCCCTGGGGCCGGCCGGTGCAGTATGCCTTCCTTACCAGCCACCCAGGCGACACGCCATTCGCCCGGCCTGCGGCGAATCGCCACCAGCTGATCCCGGCGAACGAGATCATTCACCTCTACCAACAGGAGCGCCCCGGCCAGACTCGTGGCGTGCCGTGGTTCGCATCAGCGATCAAGCGGATGCACCACCTAAGCGGCTACGAGGAGGCCGAGGTGGTGCGGGCCCGCGCGAGCAGTGCGCTGATGGGTTTCGTGACCAGCCCAGAGGGTGAGCTCCAAGGCGATGAGGTCTACGACGGCGATCGGGTTAGCAACTTTGAGCCTGGCGTGTTCAAGTATCTGGCCCCCGGCGAAAGCGTGACGGTGCCGCAGCTTGATGCGCCTGATGGCCAGTTCGAGCCGTTCCTGCGGGCCATGCTGCGGGCAATGGCCAGCGGCCTGGGCTGCAGCTACGAAACCATCAGCCGGGACTTCAGCCAGTCGAACTACAGCAGCAGCCGGCTGAGCCTGCTGGAGGATCGCGACAACTGGCGGGCGCTTCAGAACTACATGATCGAGAATTTCCACCAGCCGGTTTATGCGGCCTGGTTGGAGATGGCAGTGCTGAGCGGTGTGCTGCCGCTGCCGAACTATGAGTCGAATCCTGAGCGCTACCTGAATGTGCGGTGGATGCCGCGCGGCTGGAGCTGGGTGGATCCGGCGAAGGAGGTCGATGCCTATGCGGCCGCGGTACGCAACGGCTTCAAGACGCTGGCGGATGTGGTGGCCGAAGGTGGTGGCGACCTTCAGGACCTACTGCGTGCGCGGAAGGCTGAGCTGGAGCTGATGGAGGAGATGGAACTCACCTTCGACACAACGACCGGGATTGCCGAGGCTGAGCCCCCTGAACAGGCTGCGCCTCCTGCACCTGTTGCACCTGAGCAACCCGGCCCTAATGAGGAGGATGATGACGAAGACGAATCTGAGTCGCCCCTATCCGAATGAGCACGCGGCTCGGCTGCATGATCCAGGCCAATACGACAGCCTGCGGCGCGTGAACGATGACCTTGGCCGCGGCATCGACGCGATCTATGGCATCAAAGACGAAACCACCGAACTGCAGGCCATCCGATTCGACGCTGCCCAGTTCAGTGCTGATGAGGCTCGCGCGTGGTTGGATGAGAATGGTTACGAGCCAATAGAGTTCGAGGAGGCAACCGGCAGAGCCATGGATGACATCTCGCGAGACCTAGAAGGTCAGATCCTTAAAAGGGCAGAAGTCACTGATTTTCAGGTGGCCGAAGATGACCGCACCATTGAGTTCCCCTTCAGCTCTGAGTATCCCGTCGCCCGATATTTCGGTGAAGAGATCCTGAGCCACGAGCGTGGCGCTGCCGATCTCAGCCGCCTCAACAATGGCGCCCCACTCCTGTTCAATCACGACCCTGATCGCGTGATCGGCGTGGTTGAGCGTGGCTGGATTGATGAACAGAAAAAGCGCGGCTATGTAAGCGTGCGCTTCAGCCGTAACGCCTTCGCTCAGGAGATCCTGGCGGATGTGAAAGATGGAGTTCTGCGCAACGTGTCCTTCGGCTATCAGATCCGAGAAATGGATCAGCGCAGCGATGGAGAGTTCGTAGCGACTTCGTGGGGAGTCCACGAAGTGAGCGTGGTTAGCATACCTGCAGACCCAACGGTCGGCGTCGGGCGTGCTCTCGACGCTCAACCCGCGGCCCCTGCCGCACCACAAACCCCTAACCCTCAACCTGTGGTTGAAATGGAAAACACCCCTGACCTCTCAGTGGTGCGGGCTGAAGCGGCTGCCGAGGCTGCTAAGGCTGAGCGCACCCGAATCGCCAGCATCACTGCGCTGGCTGATAAGCACGGCATGGCCGACCTCGGCCGCCAGTTTGTTGAATCTGGCCGCAGCATTGATGAAGCTCGCGCTGCTGTGTTGGAGAGGCTTGGCGAAAAGCCTGTCGATCCGGTGAAGCCGATCGAGATGGATCAGCGCGAGCAGGCCAACTACAGCATCACCGCTGGCATCCAGGCAGTTCTCTCTGGAGACTGGTCTTCCCGTGACGCCGGCCTGGTGCGCGAGATAAGCCAAGAAGTGATGCGCACCTCTGGCCTTAAGGCCTCTGGCAAACGTTCCTTCTTCGTGCCTTTCTCGGCACTGCAGCAACGCGCCACCTACGTGACATCGGGCGCCACCACCGGCGGCAACCTGGTGGCCACCGACCTGATGGCCGATGAGTTCATCGAGGCGCTGCGCAACAACTCAATCATGCTGGGTCTCGGCATCCGCACGATGACCGGCCTGGTCGGCGATGTGGCGATTCCCCGCCGCGCTTCTGTCGCCAACACTTACTACTTGGGCACTGAGACCACCGCGATCACGCAGTCGGAATCCACCTTCGATCAGGTGACCCTCTCGCCGAAGAACCTGGCAGCCCTGTCCAAGTACAGCCGCCAGACCCTGCTGCAGGGCACCCCTGGCATCGAGCAGTTGGTGCGCCGTGATCTCACCGATGGCATCAACCTCTCCATCGACCTGGGCATCCTCAACGGCTCCGGTTCCTCCGGCCAGCCCACCGGCATCATGCAGACCACCGGCATCGGCTCGGTGGCACTGGGCACCAACGGCGGCCCCATCACCGTTGAATCCCTGGTGAATCTCGAGGAGCAGGTGCTGATCGACAACGGCGCCCTGAACCGCGACAACATCGCCTATGTGACCAACGCGAAGGTGCTGGCTGAGCTGAAGAAGCTCCGCGCTGGTGGCTCCACCACCGGCGACGGCCCATTCCTGGTCAACAATCAGCTCGACGCCCTCGGCCGCGGTGGCACCCCCACTTCGGTGAACGGCTATCCGCTCTATGTGACCAATCAGGTCCCCAGCAACCTGACAAAGGGCTCCAGCAGCGGCGTTTGCTCCGCAATGCTGATGGGCGACTTCAGCCAGGCCATGGTGGGCTTCTGGGGCAACGGCCTCGAGATCACAGTGGGCGAAGACAGCGACGACTTCAGCAAGGCGCTCACCAGCGTGCGCGGCATCGTCACCTATGACGTGGCCGTTCGTCACCCCGAGAGCTTCGCTGCCATCCTCGACATCACCACCTGATAGGAGAGGGGGCCGGGCAACCGGCCCCTTTTTGATCTGATGAAAGTTCTCGTGAAGCGCAGCTGCTGCGCTGCTGGCGGTCACCTTGAAGAAGGCGGCACCTATGAACTGGATACGCAGGTGGCGCAGCAGTTGATCCGTATGGGTCGCGCTGTTGAAGCGCCTGCTGAAGTGAAGGCACCCCCTCGCAAGGCGAAGGCCAATGCCGCTGAGTGAAGACCTGTCGATCTTCCTGAATGACTTCGGCGTCAGCTGCACGGCTGGCGCCGTTTCTGCATTGGGCATCCTCGACATGCCCACGCAGGTGCTGGCTGGTGATCAGATCCTGAGCACTGACTACACGCTGACGGCCAAGGCATCGGACTTTGGCGGCCTGGCCTATGGCGATGCGATCACCGTGGCCGGTGTGGCCTACACGGTAAGAGAGGCCAGGCTGATTGATGATGGCGCCCTGGTCGAGCTCGGCCTGCAGAAGACATGACCGTCTACGGATCCTCCGGCGAGCTGAACCGGAACGTCTACCACTTCGCTGAGCTGACAGACCTGGGCTCAACCGAGTCAGTGATGGTGCATGGTTCGCATCTCACATTCGTGCATCGCGTCACCGGCAACGCGACGATCCAGGATGAAGGATCGCTCGATGGCATCCATTGGTTCGCGATCGACACTGAGAAAGCGCACAACGAGAGCGGCACTGATGGGCACTTCTATGAAGGCCGCGCTGTGCAATATGTGCGCTCAACGGTGACTAGCGTGAGTTCTGGCGTTACGGTCAACATCAGCGTGATGTGCCACTGATGACGAAGCGCGAGCAAATCCTGGCGGCACTGCGCACTGCGCTGACTGGCACCGCTCAGGTGGGCACCAGGATCTACCGCAGCCGGGTGGAGCCCTTCACCCGTGGCGAAAGCCCAGCCATCGTGATCGAGCCGGTCAACGACACGGCGCAGCAGAACACCGCGCTGCCAACGCTGGACTGGAGCCTCACGGTTCGGGTGGCGATCATCGTGCGCGGCAATGTGCCCGATCAGCTGGCTGATCCGATCGTGCAAAGCGCTCACGGCAAGATCATGGCCGATCTAACCCTCGGCGGTTACGCGATCGACATGCAACCTGTTGGCGTCACCTTCGAGATGATTGAAGCTGATCAGCCAGCTGGTGTTGTCAGTCTCGAGTATCTGGTGCGATACAGAACCAGCGTTGCGGATCTGACGATTTCGTGATGGCTACGATGAGTGGAGATTTCCGGCGATCAGAGCCGGCCACAACCTGCTGAGATCGAGCGATGGCTCTGACACGCAAAGGCCTGATCGTCGCGGCCAAAGAATCCACCTACGGCACCGACGCCAGCCCGGCCGGGACTGACGCGATCCTGGTCAGCAACATCAACATCACACCGTTGCAGTCGGATGTGGTGAGCCGTGAGATCATCCGGCCCTTCCTCGGCAATGCAGAGCAGCTGCTGGCCAACCAGCGCGTCGAGATCACCTTCGATGTAGAGCTGACTGGCTCCGGCGCTGCAGGCACCGCCCCGGCCTACGGCATCCTGCTCGAGGCCTGCGGCATGGATGTGGCCACGGTGGCCAGCACCAGCGTCACCTACACCCCGCTGAGCGCCAGCTTCCCATCAGCCACGATCTACTACTTCAACGATCAGATCCGCCACAAGATGACCGGCGCACGCGGCAGCTTCACCATCAACGGCGAGGTGGGCCAGATCCCAAAGATCAGCTTCACCTTCATGGGCATCTACAACGCCCCCGGCGATGCCACCCCGCCGAGCACCACCTACAACGATCAAGCTGATCCGGTGATCTTCAAGGAGGGCAACACCAGCGGCTTCCAGCTGTTCAGCTACGCCGGCTGCCTGCAATCCTTCTCCCTGGACCTGGCCAACGAGATGGTTTACCGGGAGCTGATCGGCTGCACCAAGGAGGTGCTGATCACCAACCGCGGCCCCAATGGCACCGTGGTGATTGAGGCCCCGACCATCACCGCGCACGACTACTTCGCAGATGCAACTGGCGCTAGCACCGGCAACCTGACCTTCCAGCATGGCCAGACCGCTGGCAACATCATCACCTTCACTGCAGCGCAGGCTGATCTCGGCTCGCCAACCTACAGCGATCAGGATGGCATCCAGATGCTTAACTTGCCCTACATTGCCACGCCAACCGATGCAGGCAATGATGAACTCGAAATCGAATTCACCTGATGGCTTTTGTTCTGAAGCAGGATGATCGGTTCACCTGGCCGATCAGCTTCGATGTCCCGGTTGATGGTGGCCGGCATCAACGGCAGACCTTCGACGGTGAGTTCATCCGCGTGAGCCAGTCACGGCTTCGTGAGCTTGGCGAGGCCGTTCAGAAGGAAGAGACCAGCGATCAGGAGATCGCCCGCGAGGTGCTGGTGGGCTGGTCTGGCATCACCGACGACGATGGCGAGGAGGTGCCGTTCAGCAAGGCTGCGCTCGATCGCCTGCTCGACATCCCGATGTTGGCAACAGCGATCGTCACGACCTACTTCCGCAGCCTGCAGGGAGCGAAGGCAAAAAACTGACAGAGGCCGCTGAGCGCTGGGCGGCCGGCGGTGTTGACGATCGCACTCAAGAGGATGCTGCAGCCCTTGGCGTGGCGCTACCGGCCACCAAGGGCAGGCAGGCTTTCGAGGTGCTGCCTGAGAACTGGGAGGCAGTGCAGATGTTTGTGCGCTGCCAGACGCAATGGCGCACGAGCATGGCCGGCCTGATCGGCCTGGACTATGGCGCTGTGGAGTGGCTCCTTAGACTTTATGGAGTGGAAGACCCCCGCTCCGTCTTGGAGGATCTGCAGATCATGGAGGCAGCGGTGTTGAGCGTGATCGCAAAGCGGAGCAAGTAGATGGCGATGAATCTCGACGCCCTGCTGCGCATCAAGGCAGACGTTCAGGGCGAGAACAACATCCGCAAGCTCGGCAACTCCATGCAGGGAGTGACCGGCCAGGTCAAGAATTTACAGAACGCTGTCAGCGGGTTGAGCGCATCGTTCCAAGCGCTTGGGACCGCTTTCGTGGTTGGCGACGCTGCTCGCCGCTATTTCAAGGGTTTTGATGAAGCGCAAAAGGCATCTGCAGCTGTCCGCACGCTTGGCGTGGATAGCAAGGACCTTGAAGGTCAACTGCTTGGCGTGAGCAATCGACTGGGTGGGCTGTACTCGCAAACCCAACTGCTCACTGCTGCTTATGACGTAGCTAGCGCTGGGTTCTCCAATGCTGCCGATAACGCCAAGATCCTAGAAGCCGCAGCGAAAGGTGCCACTGGCGGATTGTCTGACATCAACACAGTTGGCAATGCAGCGACTTCAGTTCTCAACGCTTATGGCCTGTCAGCAGACAAGGCGGCAAAGCTGATCGACGGCTTCATCCAGACGCAGAACGACGGCAAAATCGTTGTTGATCAATACGCGAAACAGATCGGCAACATCGCGCCAACAGCAGCAGCCGCTGGCATCTCGATTGAAGAGCTCAACGCAGCAATCTCAACGGTGACCGCCACCGGCGTGCCTGTTGAGGCGACCTTCACTGGCCTGCGGCAAGCGATCGTTTCAATCCTGAAGCCATCGTCTGAAGCGCAAAAGCTTGCGGCAAGCCTTGGCATCGACTTCAACGAAGCAGCGTTGCGTTCTAAGGGTTTTGCTGGCGTTCTCACAGAAGTCGCTGCCAAAACAAAAGGCAGTACCACGGCGCTCACAACACTGTTCGGCAGCGTTGAAGCTGTATCAGCGCTGCTGCCGATCACAAATGATGGCCTTACCAAATACAACGAGAACCTAGAAAAGCAGGCCCGTTCCTCTGGTGTTGCTGAAGACGCGACGCGCGAGCTGGGTGGCACTGTCTCTAGCGAAGTGACGAAGATGGTCAATCAGATCGGGAACCTTACTCGATCGCTGGACACGGTACTGGGTCCTGCATTGGGCGGAATCGTGAAGTTGATCAATGTGGTGATCGCCGAGGCTACTCGAGGCATCAATGTGCTGGGCCAGCTGTTCAGCATGAATCAGAACACCACCATTTTGCGAGATGCTCTGCAGGCTGGCGATCTTCGTGGATCAGCTGCTGGCCGCGTGATTCCTGGAGTTGATGAACTGATTGGCCAGCAACGGCGGCAGGCATTGCAACGCCAGGCTGGGGCGGGGACTGGATTCCTCGGAATGGGATTCAATGCACAGCAATTTGGAGAACTGCTCAAACAGCAACCTGAGATCAAGCGATTGTTAGGTGGGCAACAGCAGACTCGGCCTGGCCGGCCTGCTGCTCAACTTGATCCTGCACTTCAGGCATTACTTGAAGGCGGCGGAGAGAAGTCGGGCGAAACAAAGGCCAAAAAGGGATTAACTGATGCAGAACGCGAAGCAAAGCGCTTGGCGGATGAACTTGCCCGCTCGCTTGAGCTTGGTGATCAGATGGGTGTGCAGTTTAGTCGGCAAATCCTTCTGCTGAACGAAGCCTCAGATATTGAGAAGCAACGTTTGCAGATCGGCTTCGATTATGAAGATCGCGCCAAGCAGATCAACGAGCTAAAAAACGAAGAGCAGCGCATCAACCTTACATCTCTCAATGATGAGATCCGTAGAGTGGAGCTGATCAATTTGCAGACTGAGCTGATCAAGCAACAGGTCGAAGAAGCGAGGAATCTGTCGGAAGCCATGATCGACGCTGCCTCCTTTGGTGTGCAGCCTGATTTTGCGCTCGACTTGGCGATGGCGCTGCAGGATGCTCGCACCAAACTGCAGGAGCTGGTTTCACCACTGAACCTTGTACGCGGCACTGCTGAGAGCATGGGCCGCGCTTTCGGCGATTCTTTCCGCGGGCTGATCTCCGGCAGCATGAGCGCGAAGGAAGCGCTGGCCAGCTTCTTCCAGGCAACAGCTGATGCCTTCATGGATATGGCTGCTCAGATCATCACGCAGCTGATCACGATCACGATCCTCGAGTCGCTGTCCAAGATCTTCAGCAGCGCCAGTGGGCTGAGCGGTGCCGGGGCCCTGGGCAGCTCTGGCGTGCCGAACATTCAAGGCGCCATGACGCCAGGCGCCCCCCTTGGCCTTGGTTCGATCGGCACACCTGGCAGCGCAGCAGCATTTAGCGGATTCGGCGTCGGCTTTCGTGCCAATGGTGGTTCAGTCATGGGCAACATGCCCTACATCGTTGGTGAGCGCGGTCCTGAGCTGTTTGTGCCTGGTGTTAGCGGCAGCGTCCTATCCAATGCTGATACACGCGCCGCACTAGCCCAGCAAGCCACAAACCGTCAAGGCAATGACACGCGGGCCATGCTCAATCAGCAAAAACCGATCGATGTGAAATACGAATCGACCGTGATCAATAGCGTCGAGTACGTCACCGCCGAGCAGCATCAAAAGGGCATGGCGCAGGCTGCTGAGCGCGGCCGCGCCTTAGCGCTCAACGCTATGCAGTATTCAGTGAAGACGCGCAAGCTGGTGGGCATGGCATGAGCACCTTCGCCTTCGTCAACTACGCCAGGTTCCTGCAGGCCAGCGGCACGCCAACGGTCTATGCCTACCAAAATTTCAGCATCAATCAGACGCGCAGCTATAGCGGTGTGACCTACGCTTTCGCCCCATTTGGCTACACGCTGGGCGCCGGCAGTAAGGGCGGCGATCGCAGTGACTCCAGCCTGGTGGCCGGGCTTGATCAGCTGGCGGTGAACCTATTTGCCGAGGCCGTCGAGTCGCGTTGGCTGCTGGAAATCAAAACAGTGAGCCTTGATCTATCCGACTTCAGCGACGACGTGCTGGTGCGCACTGAGCTGTGGCGCATCGCTCAGTACGAGATGGACACCGAGCGCGTAGTGCTTCGTCTCTCCAGCCCGCTGGACGCCACCAAGGGCGACATCCCACGGCGGCGTCTTTCGACTGCTTTGGTGGGTGCGCTGCCCAGCACCGGCAGCTTGGTGATCAGCTGATGGACTGGAAGCGCTGGATCGGGCTGCCGCACGAGTTTGGCGCTGACCCTGAAGATGGCCAGGCGGCTGACTGTCTGCTGATGGTTTGGCGCATCCTCGACGATGCTGGCATCCCGCATCCTGTGTTTGACCAGCACTGGCTGGAGATGGCCAAGCAGAAACGCTGGGCTGAGCTGGAGACGATGTGGACCGACGCCACCACTGAACTGGAACACGCCGAACCCTATGCCGTCACGCTGATCCGCAACGGTCCGGCCGGATTGGGCGTCGGTATCGTTTTGGATGGTGGCCTGCTGCTGGTACATCACAGGCGTGGCGTCCGCTGGGTGCCGCTGTCATTCATGACCAGCCTTCGCTTTTACAGGTTCCGCTGATGCTGCCTTCTGATCGCTACCTGGCCGAACTGCTCGGTCTGACCGAAGAGCAGTATCAGTTCTTCCTCTCTGAGGTGCGCAAACGGGCGAAAGAACAGCCCGAGCCTGCTGTTGTTGCAGGCATTGAAACGATCATTGCTATCACGCTGAGCGTGATCGGCATCGGCTTCCAGGTGGTCAGCCTGCTGCTCAAGCCGTCGATTCCACAGACTGGCGGCCGGCCAGCGCAGCTGGAGGCCAGGGCCCGCGGTGATGCACCGATCACCAACAACCAGCGCTACACCCCGCGCTACGGCTTCGACAGCACGCAGGACATCACAACGCTGGGAAGCACCATCCCAGTGGTCTATGCGCTGCGTGAGGCGATTGGCGGCACCACCTACGGCGGCGTGCGCGTCAGCACCCCGATGCTGTGGTCGCAGATCTACAGCCTCGGCGGCAGCCAACTGCTGCGGGCGATCTTCCTGGTGGGAGAGGGGCCGATCGGCGGCATCGACTCGAAAAATTTTGCGGCTGGCGGCAACACGCTGGCCAGTTATGACTTCGGCAGCCCCAGCGCCAACAGCGCCGGCAGCAGGCTCGCCGTCTACGGCCGTGTGGGTGGTGGGCTCACCACCAGGATCGCGTCAGGTGATCAGATCTTCGGTCGTGCTGCCGCGAGCGATGTGGGCAATGCCGAGAACGCTGGCGGCTCTGATGTGTTCATGGTGCGCCGTGGCAACAGCTGGGCGGCAGACTTCAGCAGCGCCACCAGGCCAAACAATCAGACGATCTTTGGCGTTTACACGCTGATCGGGAACGACTTTGGATTCAAGGTCAACCCGGTGATCCGGCCACAGGTACAGGCGCAGCTTGTGCCGGAAGGTGACGATGGTGATGCAAGAGTCAAATGCAGCATAGATGATGCAGCTTGGGCTAAACGAAGAAAATCTCAAACTTACTTCAGTAGCCGTAGCGGTTTGGTAAGCGGTAGTGTCAGTGCCATCGGTAGCACTATCACTTACAAGTTATACCCAAGTAGTGATATTGATTCAGAATTTAGCCGCGATCTTCGTCAGCTAACAAATCCAGGCGAGTGGACAGTTACCAAAAAACAAGAAATCATCAGCAGCGCCAGTAGCACCATCGTTAAGCCGGCGAGTGAGTCGTCGCGTGCAAAATACGTTTTTTGGTACAGTAATTCTTTTGGCGGCTCGACTGCATTGCTTAGCCGTCTTGGAGTAACAGTCAACAGCGTCTCAGTGAGCAGCGAAGGCGTTGGGACGCTTAACGCTACTTTCACCTTCGATACGACTGGCCTTGGTGTGTTCGATAACACAGACGACATTGACACAGACCTTGAGCTGCTTAAAATTTCCAAGTTTCGGGTCACATTTACAAATCCCGCTACTGTCAATGACGACAGCGAAGTAGAGTTTGAGCATACAATAAAAATAGGAATAACAACGGTCGCCACGCAAAAACTGCAGGGTGCAAGCCTTTCCGATGTATCCACTAGCTCCCAAAACGTACTTATTGATTCAGTTTCATACACATTCTTAACTTCTGCATCTGGCGCTGGGGGCGATATTGACATCAATGCAGCAAACGACAACCAAGCGCCAATCTTCAGTATTCCTGGCGGAAACACGGTTATAGGAAATGGCACTTTAACTGCTACAAAAAATATGAATTTTGATGCGGCTCAAATTTATTCGGAGTCTTGTGCTGACGTAGCAGGCACTGTAGCTGGCAGACAGAAGACATGGGATGACGCAATCATTCCTGGCGAGCTTTACAAGATCGGTTCAGCGCTGGCGATCTGCACCAGCCGTACAGATGCTGCATTCGTCTCTGAAGCTGATGTGTCATCAGGCTCTGGCCAAGAAGTGACGGCCGTCTTCACTACGATGCGCCCCGGCGCTGTCACCATCAACACCCAGGCCGATATCGAGCGCGATGGCGTGACCTACCTCGATGGCTCCTACCAGCTGCGCAACGTAGCCACAGTCGATGGCCATGTGCTGCGCTGTGCCATTGCCAGCGTTTCCACCAGTCGGCCTTGCCAAGCGGTTGAGTTCGGCATTCGTTCGCGTTTGGGCATCCGCATCAATGGCTTTTGCAACCTGAAGGACTCGATTAGCTATAGCGATGCCGATGATCGAGCCTGTCTCAGCCGTCAGGACGACATCATCGGGCGAGGCTCAACACTCAAGGTGGACGTATTCCAGTCCAACACGATCACCACCACAGAAGAGCGTTACAGCTTCTTCCGTATCAGCTACCGCGAGGCCGGTAGCGGCGGCGCATACACCACCCTGAGCAATGCTTACGGCAT